CATCTTTAATCTTGCGTCACAGAGTCATGTAAGGATCTCATTTGATATACCACAATACACCGTGATGGTTAACACACTTGGAGTGCTTAACGTACTGGAGGCATATAAAAGGATTTGTCCTGAAGCTAAGTTTTACCAGGCTTCTTCTTCGGAGATGTTCGGGCTGTCGGTTGACGGAGATAAACAGTCTGAGACAACGGTTATGAATCCGACTTCACCTTACGGATGTGCGAAACTTGGAGCTTATACTTTGGTCCGTCATTACCGGAGGGCTTACGGTCTTCATGCCTGTAGCGGGATATTGTTTAACCATGAATCACCGCGCAGGGGTTCAAACTTTGTGACTCAGAAGGTGGTTAAGGCAGCGGTCAGGATAAAATTAGGATTACAGTCGGGTCTGGAACTTGGCAATATGGATTCATACCGGGACTGGGGTCATTCTTTTGATTATGTCCGGGCAATGTGGAAGATAATAAACCATAAACCGGATGACTTTGTAATAGCAACAGGCGAGACGCATTCGGTAAGGGATATGTGTGATGTTGTCTTCTCTTATTTGGGACTGGACTATAAAAAACATGTAACTCAGAATCCTGCCTTTATGCGCGCGGAAGAACTGCCATACCTGAGGGGTGACGCTACGAAAGCAAGAACGGTGCTTGGATGGTCGCCTACATACACTTTTGAGACTTTGATGAAAGAGATGGTCGATTATGAAATGAGACTTCATGTTAACGTATAAGAAAATACCGTCAAACTTTAAGACTGAGACGAACATCGGACTTGGGAACCAGATGTTCTTCATGGCATCGACAATAGGGATAGCGACAAAACTTGGTTATTCATACGGGTTTGAAGCGTTCTATCCTGAAGTATTCCCTAACCAGGCACCTGTTTTAATCAAGGATAAACCATGTCTTCATGTTCCCTGGGGTTATCATGATGTAAAGATTAAAGACAACCATGTTCTTTCCGGCTATATGCAGAGCGAGAAATATTTTAAGCATTGCCGGGATAAAGTGTTATGGCACTTTCAGATGAACAAAATGATTGATTATACTTTACCGGAAGATGCTGTCTGCATTCATGTCAGAAGAGGTGATTATGTTAATTCAAAACATCACTTCAATCTTGGCATGGATTATTACCATGAGGCAATGGATTTGATTAAAGGATTTTATTATGTCTTCTCTGATGATATTGCTTACTGTCGGGACGTGATGTTTAAAAATGACAGGATTTGCTTTGTAAATAGTCAGGATGTGTTTATCGATTTCTACTTAATGACCCAGTGTAAGAAGTTCATCATTGCGAACAGCTCTCTTAGTTGGTGGGCTTCATGGATCGTAGGGGGCGAGACGGTTGCACCAAAGAACTGGTTCGGACCTAAATTAAATCTTGATACAACGGATCTATACTGTGAGGGATGGAAAGTAATATAGTCTTTCTCATAACAACCTTTAACCGGCCCGATTCATGCCGTAAACTGGTGGACGCTATTTCATCTTATGGTGACGTTTATATCCTTGATGACGGATCAGAGAAAGTCTATGACATACAGAGAAAACAAAACAGGGTATTTTTTCTCAAGCAGGATCACGGAGGAAAACCCTATTACTGGAGAACCATAAACACTCTATTCGGTCAGGTCCCAAAGAGATATGCTTATTACTTCATGATTCCCGATGACTTCCTGCCGGTAGATGATATGGTTAAAAAAGCAATAACCACATGGAAAAATATTCAAGATGAAAATAAGATATGTCTTACGACTTATGTCAGTGAAGGAAGGTTAGGTAAGAGAAACTGGACTGCCTTCGACCCGGAGGAATACGATTCTTACAGAAAGACTCAGTGGGTAGATATGTGCTTTATATGTGAACGGTCATTCTTTAATGTTGTTGGACTTATACCCCAGATACACTACGACTGGAAAGCTTATCCCCAGAAGTCTTCCGGTGTGGGTGCGCATATATCAAGACTGCTTCATAAGAAAGGATTAGGGATGTACCAGACTAAGGCTTCGCTATTTATTCCTCAACAGGAAGCTTTTGATTCGAAGATGAACGCATGGAGAACGGATAACTTGATTAATACACCTGTGTTATGACACGCATAGATGAATGGGTTAAAACGTGCCTGCATAAAAAGAAAATGTCTTCAGATATTGCAGATAAGGTAATCAAAAGGATAAAAGATGTTCAGATGTATAAATACCATTGTCCGCATTGTGATGGATGGCATATAACAAAGAAACCGCAATGAAGAAATCAATCTGCATAGCTTCAGTACCGGAGAGACAAGATATGTTAAGGAAGACTGTTGAAAGCCTTAAAGGACAATATGACAATCTTTATGTGGCACTGAACAACTATCCTGAAATACCTTCCTTCCTGAAGAATGCAGAGGTCGTTCAGCTTGATAACTCAATGGGCGACGCAGGGAAGTTCTGGTTCGTTGAACATCTTCAAGGATATGTCTTCACCTGTGACGATGATCTTATTTACCCTCCCGACTATGTGAAATACATGGTTCAGGGTGCGGTAAGATACGGTTGCGCAGTGACACTTCACGGCAAGACTTACCCCAGACCGTTCAAATCATTTAACGAGCCGATAGGTAATTACCGCTGCCTTGATGCGGTTGATTCAGATGGTTGGGTCGATGTAGGGGGAACGGGTGTAATGGCATGGCATACGGCTGACCTGAAAATAAAGTATTCAGATTTTGGGAGTAAGAACATGGCTGACTGCTGGTTTGCAAGGGTGTGTCACGAACAGGGAGTAAAGATAATGTGCCTGACACATAAGAAGGACAACCTTGTATATCAGCATCCACAGGATACGGTTTGGATTCAGGAGAGAGCGAAGGGATTCAAAGAGCAAACGAAGATATTAAAAAGCTTCCTGCCATGATCACTCCGAAATATTACTATCCGGGAACATTTAAGAGGATCAGGGAAGCACTGAAGGATGACAGGGTGACATTCAGGTGTGATGCGGTAGGAGATATTTGCGGTTTTATTGAGATCACACAGCTCAGAAAGAGGGTTAAGATCATACTCAGGGAGGACGGTTTTATGATTGACGGCTATCTTAAACCGGATGACAAGATTCGGGTCCTTGAATACCTGAATGAATACTTTCCGTCATTCAGATTTGTCGGAGATAATAAGTTTATAAGCGTGAACTGCTAATTTGAAAACATCAAAATTGAACAAAAATGAAAGGACCGGGAAAAGGGAAGACAAATAATCCCAAAGGAAGGCCAACAGGAATACCAAACAGAACCACTAAAGAGGCAAAGGAATTACTTGAAAAGATTCTTTTCGGTCAGGTCGAAGGAATAGAGGAGGCATTAAAGGAAATCAAGGATAAAGATCCGGGTCGTTACCTTGATGCCTGTTCAAAGCTGTTCACCTATGTCATGCCTAAGAAGACAGATGTGACAACAGATGATAAACCACTTGTCTCTGAGGTTAAACTGATAAGGGTTAATGGAACTGACAATAAGTCATAGCCCCGTCTTTGACTGGATATACGACTCAAAGAAGCGTATCAATGTCCTTGAAGGTGGTTCGTCATCGACAAAGACATGGTCCCTGCTTCAGTGGCATATAGTGGACTGCTTTGAACATCCTGGTCAGACATACACAATCGGAAGGCTGAAGATGACATGGACAAAGGCAACCGTCTTAAAGGACTTCATTGCGATCTGTGAGGCAAATAACATACCTGTCACACCTGAGTTCAACATCAACCGTCCTGATCAGACCTATTACATCAACAAAGGCGAGATTTCTTTTATCGGACTGGATGAGCCACAGAAGGCACACGGGCGAAGACAGGACAATCTTTGGTTGAACGAGGCAATGGAGGTCAGTGAGAAGGAAGCGAACCAGTTAATGATGCGTACCCGCAGAAGGATCTTCATGGATTACAACCCTTCGGCTGAAACGCATTGGATATATGACAACGTGATAGGAAGGGATGACTGCGATTTCTTTCACTCAACAATGAGGCATAACGGATTTCTTGAACAGGCTATTGTTGATGAGCTGAACAGGCTTGAACAGACCGATCCTATCGCTTACAAGATTTATAACCTGGGACTGAGGGCAGTTCAGAAAGGGCTGATCTTCAAGAACTGGGAAACGGTCAAGGAAATGCCTATGGGAGCTAAGATGATCGCTTACGGTCTTGACTTCGGTTATGTCAATGATCCTTCCGCGTTGGTCATGGTCTGTCATCTTAACGGTGAATTGTTTGTAGATGAGCTATTTTATGAACGTGGGCTTGTAAACGTGCCTATCAAGGACAAGAACGGTCAGGTGCAGAAGAATATTTCTGACAGAATGGTTCAGTGTGGGTTAAGGGGCAGTTATGATGAGATAATAGCCGACTCAGCAGAGATAAAGTCCTGTCAGGAGCTTTACGTTACAGGCTGGAACATAAAACCGGCACATAAACCAAAGGTCACATTCGGACTGGATATATTACTGAGGTATAAAATAAACGTGACTGAACGAAGCGTCAACCTAATCCGTGAACTAAAGAACTATAAATGGGCTATTGACAAGGACGGTGAGCCGGTAAGACCGGAAAAGCCTATCGATGACTATAATCACGCTATTGATGCTATGCGTTACGTAGCAGTGTATAAGCTCGCTCAAAGGTTTGGAGGAATGAAAAGGAGAAATTAAATATATAAATTATGGAATTATCGATTAAACATCTGGACATTTCTATTGATGGTGGTAAGTATCTTCAGGAATTATGTGATGAAGATCATAATCCATTAAAAATGACTTGTATTACGGGCAAAGACAGGGGATACTTGTCGCATCAGTGCTTTATTACCATTGAGCCTAAAGATAAAGACAAGTTGGGTTATATTGGAATTGCGTTTAATAAAAACGAGGCACTTTATTTAGCAAACTGGCTCATGTCTTTTGTAAATGAAAAAGACATTGACCCCGATAACGATGAGGATTAATCTAAGATGATAACACTATCCGTAAGTATGATTGTTCGGGATGAGTCCCAATGTATAAAGACCTGTATGGAATCCATTAAAGAGGCTGATGAGATTGTAATCATCGACACCGGCAGCAAGGATAACACTGCCCAAATCTGCAAGCAGTACACCGATAAGGTCTATTCTTATACAGGGTGCAATGATGAAGACGGGCATCTTAAAGACTTCTCCGATGCGCGCAACCATTCCATGAACAGGTGTAAGTCTGACTGGATAATGATCATCGATGCAGATGAGATACTGAAAGATTCGATTAAGGGCATAAAGACCTTCCTTGATTCAAAGACCTTCAGATCGAAAGAGAAGGACGGGTTCTATACTTATCTGGGTGCTTCGATGACAGTCAAGACCAGTACAGAAGAACTTCAATCGTTAAGGCTGGTAAGGAACAACCCGAACATAAGATACATTTATCCGTTCCATAACCAGCTTGCGTTTAACGGCAACACAGGGATATTAAGAATGAGGTCTTATAAGTCAACCTTTAAGATCGATTCTGGTTATTCGGCAGCACACTTCATTGACCCTGACAGGACGATAAGGATGATACACCATCATCTTAAAGACCATCCCGATGATCCGCGCTCACTGTACTATCAAGGACGGGAATATCTTGTAAGGCATATACGTTGTACTGAGGATGAGAAGCGTAAGATGATCTGGCTCGATAAGACTATCGAATCATTTGAGAAGATGGATAAGTCAGCCTTTGTCCGTCCCTGGACGAATGAATACGCAGACGGATTGTTCACACTTGCGAATTGTTACATAGACAAAATGTACTATGCAAATA